CCTCTCTTTTATCAGTAGCCTTGCCTATCACTACACATACAAACATAATCACAACAAAAGCTGTTGTACCTAACACCGCTACTGTCATGCTTTATCCTCCGATTTCCTTGAATTTAATTACCGTCCCTTTTATTTGTTCGACCACATTAAGATTCCCTTTAACATAATAGAATCGGTAACTTTCCGGCTCTTGTTTTTCTAATAAATGGCCAGTGTAGAATTCAATTTCTTCCAAGTATTCAATCGTTACTTCAAATCCCTTTGATAATCCTCTCTTATAGACATAAACTCCGAAACTATAAAGAAGAGATCCGCAGATTATAAGTAGTATCAAAGTCAACATAGTTTCCATTATTCATCCCCCTGCTTCCATCGCATCCCGAGCTAACGGATCATTTTTGATAATTTCATACTTCCTTTGCACATCTTGTAACTGCTGTTCTAGCTGGTTGATTTGTTTCTGTTGGTCCACTATTGTATAGGATAGCCAACTCAATCCAGCGATCGTTAGCAGTATCAATATGATTGCTTGGCTAGTTTTCATTGGCTTGCTCCAGTAGTTCTGGGTTCTCGTAGATGTTGCCGATGACTTCTGGATTTTCCGCATATGACAAACTGTGTGCGTCATATTCAATTTCACCCGTTTCTAAATCAAATTGACTATCATATGCAATTACAAATTGGGCGCCCACAAATATGACTTCACCTTTCTTTTTATAGGCATTATTATCATATTCATACCAATTGCTTCGCACTATATCCCCCTCGAAAATCTCCACGCCGTTCTTGTCTTTCAATCCAGTGGACTGCATGAGGACTACTTCTTTAAACCAATACCACTCACTGGCGTTTTCAATTTTGAGACTAACCATACTTCTGCTTAAATCAATTTGCAGCACATGGTGTATTGTTTTTGTTTCGGTTAAAAACGCTCTAAATTTTGTTACCATCTTATCCCTCCTGTTTGCTATCGCTGACGATTGCGGAATTAATTTTCTTCTGGCAATCCATCTGGATATACTTCTTTTTGATACCGATTCAAAACTTGATTGTAAAAGATCATCAATGTGGTGTATTCAGTGTTGTTCATAATCGGCGTGATTTCTCTTGCCATTTTGATGGCTTCTCTAACATCTGGAATTGTTACCTGATCTTCCATCACTCTTCCTCCTGTTCCAAAGCTCTGGCATTTTCTAGAACGTTGTCAAAAAGGTATCTCAGATTTTCCGTATCGAGCTCATCCGGATAAGTCCACCCAGTAACTTCCACAGAACAGTCAGACATTTCAAGATCAATTACAATCTGCTGGTTCTCGTTGAGTTTCTCTGCAAAAGGATATAGATCTAATTGACTAGGATTTAAATAAGCCACTCGTTTTTGAGTAAGAACCACTTCAAGTAGTGGCTCATTTTCATCTGATATTACTTTCATAACTTTCCCCTGATTTCCTTGGAAGTAAATTTTGTCACCTGCTTTAATTTCACTCACATTCATTCCTCGCTTTCTGCTATTTCGTCGGATAGTGGACTCTTTCTATCTCCATAATCGCTTTGAAAATTGGATAGATTTGTTGCGGCACTACAGCATTCCCTAATGATTTAACTCGGTCCACTTGATCGGGAATCCCATTAAAAGCTCGGCATAATCTGGGTTGATATACTGCGGATCTTCGATTGATTTCCTCAAAGCTTCTTGCGTGAAACTCCCGCGATAATTCTCCCCCCCAAGGTATCTGGATCTCGCTGCACCTTTCCACATCGATGCCGTAGGAGTTGGCAACAACGAATGTTCTAAGCCTTTGATGTTCGGCACCGACGGCCAAAGCTGGAAGTACAAACGTTGTTGTTTGGTAATCGAAGTTTTCCAGGTCAGATATCGTACGGTCGAGTTCCATATTGGCGAAGTTAGCAACATTTTCTCCAACAACCCAATTGGGCCTGAGTTCTTCGACAACTCTAGACATTTCTGGCCAGAGATCACGGTCATCTTCTTTGCCTTTTTGCTCCCCGGATACACTGTAAGGTTGGCAAGGGAATCCTCCGTGAATAAGCTCAATTGTTCTGTTTCGATCGATAACACCTTCTTTCTCCAATGCTGCTCTATTGAGATCCTTTACATCTTTAAAGATTGGCACATTAGGCCAATGCTTATTTAAAACTTTCCTAGGGAAATCAGCGTATTCGCAGAATGCTACTGTTTCAATTCCGGCCCATTCTGCTGCTAAATCCATGCCGCCAATCCCCGAAAAAAGCGATAATGCTCTCACCGACTTCCCTCCTCTCTAGTTGGTTATTTTGGTGGATTGCTGACCATGTAATTAAGAGCCTGGTCTACGTAGTGCATGACTTGAATGCTATCAACGTTCACGCCTTTATCTCTCAATGCATTTAACATATTGGTTAAATATTCTGCTCGTGTGGTTAGTGCATACCAATAGTCTTCGGCAGTTAAATCAGCCCATTCTTCGATTATTTCTCTTTCAACAGTGCATAAAACCGAGTCAACTAATAGTTTTTGACGTTTTATTTCTGTCATTAAAATTCCTCGCATTCCGTAATATCTTCCAATTCTGGAATTATTTCAGGTCACTGGATTTAACGAAAACACCATTGACCATCTTCCCAGTTCGTCCTTTGATTTCGTCATAAGCGAAATTCAAGCACTCGTATAAATCCATGTCGTTTTGCAAGGCTAAAATAATAATGGTCACAGTAACATCTCCGATGCCATCGCGTAATGCATCTTGGTCATTTCTAGCTAATGCAGCCGCAACTTCACCAGTTTCTTCGACAACTTTTAGCATCTGCTTGCTAGGATCTGCCTTATCAAGACCTTTGTTTTTAGCCCATTGTTCTACCAGATCAACTAATTCGTTCATTCAGATACCTCCGCATCACCAAAGAATAGGATCAAATAACCATTATTAGCTTCAACTGGGATATAATATCTTTTGTTTTCTTCAAAGTTTTTAACAAATTTTGAAACAAGACGAACAAAATCTTTTGAAGAGAAGCGTTTGTAACTCTGAATTTTAATAGGCATAGATGCAGCTGTTTTACCAGATTCACAAATGCAGATTTGAGCTGATTTTGGATCAACACCTACTTCTATGAATCCTTTATCAACAATTCGTGTGATGGCACTCTTATTAATTGTTAAAGCTCCATTGCTTAACACCGCTCTAGGCACCGATTGCACCTTATTTTGAATAACAATAGTTTTAAATCCTTCTAACATTTCATTTCCTCCTTTAGACTTATACACATATCAACAGGTTTATCCACAATATATTGTAGGAACATATTTTCGCACACTATATATTGATTACTTTGTTCTTTTATAGCCCAATTCAATCAAGAACTCTTCTCTTTGATTCAAAGCGTTTCGATAAATCGCCTGTACACCAATTTGATCCGCATAGGCTTTCCCTTCCTGACTAGTAATAAAACGGTAGGTTCTTGCTGTTTCATCCACTAAAATCGCATGAAACTCGTTGTAATAAATTCTTTTCAAAATACTCACCTCAACTTACAAATTTCTGATGCGAGATCTTCACTTCATCATCATTAATCATCGAGTAGGCTATCGTGGTCTCAATATTTTCATGCCCGAGGAACCTAGAAACGAGTTCTATCGGCATCCCGTGTCTTCTCGCAAGTGTTGCAGCTGTCCTTCTAAATCTGTGCGGGTGAACATTCAAAACACCTGCACGCTCCCCTAGACGCTTGACCAACTTTTGGACTCCGGCAGTAGTCATCCCTTTCCCTCTCGTCTGTCCATAAAATAATGGACCAGTGATGTGAGGCACCTCTTTTAAGTAATGATTCAATGCCAGCTTTGCCTTGGCATTAAAGTATAAAGTTCTTTGCTTGTTGCCTTTTCCAATCACTTCAATCGAATCATTTTCTTGGTCATAGTCACTAAAATTTAGAGAAACCAATTCAGAGACTCGACATCCGGTACTCAATAGCAGTTCGATGATGAGCGTTTCTTTTGCATTAGATGCAGCACTTCGCAGCTTTTCAACTTCAAGCTCACTGAATTCTTGTTTGCGCCTTTTGGGTACTTTTATCTTTTCCACCCTTGCGCCAGGATCTCGATCGATAAACTCTTCGATATAAAGCCAGTGAAAGAACCTAACGATGCAGCCTCGTTCACGAGCAAGCGTACCTTTAGATATTCGATCCTGAATTTCCCTGTTAGCAATAAATAATCGGATGTCATTTGTGGTGATATCCTTAAATGGCTTTCTAAGCTTACTCATGAAGAAATTGATCGTCTGCATATAAAGTTCCAATGTTCCGTCTGAAATCCCCTGAATCTTCTTTGACACCATAAATTGATGGTATGCAGCTGCATCGGATCTCTCATCATATATCACTACATCAGTTGAATTTTTAACTAAGTCGAAGGAATCCAAATGCATCAATAGGAGCATATTTACTTTCCTAAGTTGTTCTGGGTCCAAATCATTTTCTAAATCTCCAACAATTTTATTAATCAGTGACTCCTTGCTGGTCATCGTTCACTCCTAACCAAAACTCTTCCGAATTTCATATTCGTGGTCGATCAACTCTTTCAATGTATCTTTGGGATATAATTTCTTTCCCGATCGCTTTTGATGCTGCACACACAACCACTGAAACTTTTCGAAGGTTGCATCGTCCATTGCATATCTAGGCCTTTTTTTCTTCGTAGCCAACAGGTGGGACACCTCCTATGAAATGGTGGGACACCTTGAGGGTTACTCCTTCCAGCGGTAAATTCGCCCTTGTTTATCAGGGTTCCCACTTTGGATTAAATTTTTAACAGTGACTTTGGACTTCTTGCATTTTTCACTAACGGTTTTCTTGTTCCCTGTAAAAATGACATCCCCTTTATAGAGAACCTCAACTAAACGTTTTTCAGGATTTACACCTTCATAGAGATCCTCCCGAAGCTTTTCCCATTCCTTTTTGGCATCGGGGTCTTTTTCGAGATCGGCTTTTTCTGCAAGGTACACCATCCGCTGGAGGCGAATCTTTTTTTCAAGACTTTTTTCTTTATCCATCTAACCGCCTCCCTTTTTGTTTAAATAAGCTTGGACCTTGGCATTTATTTCCGCTTGGCGTTCCGGATCAATTTCAGGCTCCGGTTCAGGATTAACAAACCTTTCAGGCAATGGTTCTTCTCGAATAAAAGGTTTCTTCATTCGCTTTTGGTTACTTGTTTCTTTTTTTATCTCAAACTTGAGACTGTCAAATTTTTCATTTCTTTAGGAAAATCATTCATCAAATTATTTTTAAGCTTCGAAGCAAGCGTGAAGTGTTCAGTAGAATACTTCACAGGAGAAGTTTCAACTTCTTCTTTATCTGTATTATTAAATGTATTATTAATAGATGTATTATTATCTTGATAGATTTCTGGGTGAGGGGTCACCCATTTTTCTGGGCTACCCCCTACATTTTTCTGGGTGGGGCCGTCTAGAATTCTGATATACCTAGCTTCAATTTCCTTAGTCCCTTTTTTGTATTTGACCTCTCTGTATATGAATCCCCTATCTTCAAGGGATTTAAGCCAGTTTTGAATCGTAGACTTACCTACTTTATACTGACTGGCGAAATAGTCATTACTTGCCCAGCAATAGCCTTTTTCATTGCACAAGGCGGTAATTTCTCCGTACAAAAGTTTTGCGTTAGGTATTAAAGTATCGTCATATCTAACACTGGCAGGAATTACCGCAAAATAACTTCGGTGATCACTCACGATACTCCTCCTCAATAGCTTTCTTAAACAAATCTTCCGTTTCGTATTCTTCATCAAATCGCATCTGCGCTCCGGATTGACCAGTTACTGCACATTTACGGTACTTGCAGCAGAAGTAGAAGAAACTATCGTGTTCCAGAAGATAGTTATAACGCCTAGGTAATTGAACCCCTTCTGCAACAACGTATTCGATTAGAAAGTCAATCCATTGGTTCATCTCTGATTTTGTTGCTGTAGCATGGCTGAACTCACAATCGTAGGTATCCTGATAAATGTGCCGCATTTTCTCTTTCACTTCATAACGTGGGATGTTTTCACTCTGAGCGATATCTTTGAGTAATGAATGAGACAATGCATTTTGCTTCGCACTTCTGGGGTCATTATCTATAAACTGAATTTCTGCGAATCCCTCCTGTCCCCTGCGGATCGTTTCAAGGTGTTCAGGATTCACATTCTCGTCAACTTCCAGTAGAAATCTGTTCCCCTGTTGCTTTAGAATCTTGGCTAGCATCACTCGATCACATCGACAACTTCGATCCCTAATTGCACAATACTTTGATTTAATAGACTAAATTGTTCATCTGAGCCCTTGAGTTTCAGCGTGACCACATTGCCTTGCTCGAATACTTCCTTTTCTTGGGTAGGCTCCTCAATAATTTCACCAGTTTCTCGATCAATTGGTACTGAAGGAACATGTTCTTGTTTCTCAACTTTTTCGATAATAGCTGCTGCTTTAGCAAGCTTTTCTTTCTGTTCAGCAACAACTTGATTGATCTGGTCAAAGACTTCTTGTAATTCATGACCTTGATCGATCCAACGAACCCAAGAGAATGGATCTAAGCCAACGGCCTGCGCATAGCTTTCAACTGCTTGTTTATTCGCTGCTAGTGTTTGTTTTTTCGACACGATTTCATTGATGGTATCTGTGATTTCTTTACCGATCGCTTTTGTTAATTCACCCTTAGCAGCAGTAAAGGCGCCTTTATTTGTCCATCGATCAGGAATTTCAATTTCACTTGAATCGACACCTAATGCATTGCACATGTCGTCAATTTTTACCTTCACTTTTTTCAATCGAGAATCACGTTCTGAAGACTCGAATTGCTCAAGGCTTTGGCAAATCCCTTCTTTAGCAGCTTCCATCTGATCAACAAAACTCTTGATCTTGGCTTCAAATGCTTTTAACGGCTCAGAATACCCTTTTTTTACTTCTTTTCGTTTTTCTTCCAACAATTTGATAATTTTATTTAGAGATGATTGAGCATCTTTCGCCCCCTGAATGTCTCCTTCACCGAAAGTCAAACTATTGTAGTGATTGACGGTATTTTCAACCAGCTCTTCAAGTTCTGCTTCATTTTTGATTTCAATGGTACTTGGTGTATAGTCAATCTGAATTGATGTGCCTGTTTTGATTAATTCATTCATTTGCTATTTCCCCCATGTAAAAGATTTGGTTTCCTTCTTTGTCGGCGCTTCTTGCTCAGGTGGTTTAGTCTTCTGAACTTTTTCTGCCTTAAGCTTCATCCGATTGGCATAATTCAGAATAGTGCCATATTCATTTTTATTTAATTGGTCAAATGATGTTTGTATTTTTGTGTTTTCTCGTATATTTGCGACGAGAATTTCAAAATCCGTGTCTGTCGCTTGAGCCACAACTCTGAGTATTTCATCCAAATAGCCGACTTGATCCTCGCTAATTAGTTCTGGCTTAGAAATATCTTCAGGCATATCTTCCCCTGCATAGAGATACAAGCCTAATCCGTGTTTAGCCAACGCTTTAACAAAGCAGCGTTTATTACTAGTGTTAATTTGAAAACTATTAGGATTAGATACGGGATACTTGGCTTTTTCAACAATTGGCAGCCATTCGGTTTCTGCCTTCCCTTGTAATATCACAGTGTTTCTGACGAAAAACCCTTGTGGTGTTTTTAAGTAAGGGACTGTCACCCCTTCAATCATTCGGAATTGATTATCAAACATTGGGAATTCATGTACTTTTTCTGATGCCTCTGGATCGATACGTTTCATTTCACGCCATCCGTATGACCACGAAAGATATTCAAGAGAAAATTCTTGTCGATTTCCTTGTTTATCTGTGTATTTTTGGACATTCTTCTTAACCGCATTCGTCAAATCTCGGTTGTAAAGCTCCTCGAAAGGAACAATTTCTTTTCTTGTCATAACGGCACCGGCTTTCCTAGTTTTGATTTGCAGTACTCCAGCAGGTCATCCTCATGGATGAATTGATCATCAATGGAATAGACTAGGTCACCTTGATATAGGGGGTTGCCACGCCAATCAAATGCTATAGGGTCATTTTCATCTTGTGGCAATTGTCTTGCCCCTAGACTATCAAATGGATTCATAGTATAATCTCCTTAACTAATAATGTTTACATTTGGTCTACACTAGCGGGAACTGGTGTAGACTCTTTTTTTCGTTTCATCCGTTCAATATGTTGTCTAGATCGAATTAACGGCTTTTTGTGTTTATACCATTGATCAGCAATGACTTTTCCGATTCTCAAAGCTACAGCATTAGCCACCATATAGCCAAAACTGGGAAAGCAATTTTTAGCCACCCTGGTACATCTCCTGTAATCAACGCCCCAACTGCGAATGTGGAAAGAACTAATGCTACACGTCTGAGCCAATACACCTTTTTCATGACCGATCCTCCATATCCAATTCTGTTTGAATCTGATTGATTCGTTCCTTGGTTACAGATGACGGCTGCCAATGATCAATGAACCCTAAGACCTTTGGAAAGTCCTTGTCTTTGATACGACCACGATTCGGAACTCCAAATAATTGTTTGATGCTAGATCCCAAATCCTGAAACAGCATGCTTTTTGCACCTTGCCCAAGATATTGGTCTTTACAGATCTGATAAACTTTCTTTTGGACCGCACGATCGATGGTACCTTTGTCTTCAGTAGTGATCAGTTTGTTTTCTTCGATGTCCACTAGACGAGTGTCGATGTCATCAAGGCGTTGATTTGTTTCCTCGTTTGCTTCTAAAGCAAGTTTTGCTAATTCACGAGGAGAAGTTGGAATCTGTGGCTGCTGTTTGATGCGATCTTCCATTTTGTTGAATGCATCAATGTATTTAAGCTTGAATTGCAATGCAGCCTTCCCTGTGAATCCCATAGCCAGTAATGTGAAGCCGTCTCGATTCATGATGATTTGCGGATAAGTTTGTTTATTTTGCGGATGGACGTAATTATCTTCAAAAAATAAGTCTGTCCAATTTTGGACACCCTCTTTTAAATTCAACAGGTCTCTTAATACATGCTGATGTTTCTTCCCAAATACTTCTGCAACTTGCAAGCTGCTCGTTACTGCTTGCTGATCTTTCATAATTACTAAATTTGTCATTTTTTAATTTCCTTTCTGTTGTATAATTTCCTTATCAGTCAGTGGTCGGCTGAAATAATTGATAAGGGGGGGTGTAAAAATGTTTAAATCTTTTATGATTAGCTACGACTTGAATGATCCCGGTCAGAAATACGATAAGGTTTTCGAGATTATCAAAGAATTTGGAACTTACATTAAACTCCAAAAATCATTCTGGTTGGTTAAAACAACGCTTTCTCCTAACCAAATGACAGATAAGCTAAACACAGTTCTTGATAATAATGATTCACTTTTCATATGCGAGATTATTAAGAACTATCAAGGCCGTGCTACTGAAGAAGATTGGGAATTTATTCGTAAACATATCTTCCCTCAGTAAGGATTTTTAATTTTGTCTCCATAGCCTTCTTCAAGACTGAACTTTCGAGGAGCTATTGATTCATCGTTACCTTGAGTGGCTTCAAAAATAGTTTTTCCAACTCGTTCCTCATCAATAGAAACAGTTGATTTTTGCTCCTTGCTACTCCCAATAGCTTGGAGCAATTTTGCTATTTCCTCTGGCGTTGATTCGATTGTGATTTTCATATATCTCACCTCACTTCTATTTGCCGATTCAACCGGCATTGATAAAGTAACTCTTGGTATCTTTTGAGATCTCTGAGTAACAGATCTTGTTGAGAGTCGCTCAGTATGCTTTTTCGATCGTGTAGCTGCTCATGCAGGCTGTGTACTTTCTCTTTGGCCAAGGTGTCAATCAGCAGCTCTTGTTGTAGTGTGTAGTTCATGCACTATCCCTACTTTCACTACTAGATCTTTTTGACTGATATTCAAGTCTTTCATCGGCCGTCATTTTCCGAATTGAAATTGAAACACGTTCGCCAGATTGTTCTTCATGAATCCTTTCCAAAGCCCTAGCTAATCTATCGAGATTCAAACTTCCGTTTATTTTAACTGTCATTGAACTCCCCCCTTTGTATCGTTTACGATACCTTCAGTTAAAAAAAATAGCTAATACTTCATCATTGTTCAAATCAAGAGCTTTTGAGATAACCTGAATTTCGTTACGAGTAAAATCACTGTTCCCATTTTTTTTGTTATAAAAAGCTGACTTACTCATATCAATACCGTAGCTTTTTAACTTAACTAAGAATTCTTCGATAGTCATCTTATTAGCTACTATTTTTGCACGTAGCAGTTCTTCTCGCATATCATATCCTCCTCTCTTGTTGTGTCGTTTACGATACTCATATTAGCACCTGTGCATTCGATAGTCAACACAAAAGTTTCTTAAAATACACAATAAATGTTTTTTATAACACTATCGGTTTACAATACGATACAAAAGTAGTAAAATTATTTCTATAAAAGTCTAAGAATGATAGGAGTGAAATTGATGGCTACATTTAATTTAAAAAAACGTAGAGAAGAACTGAATTTATCACAAGAAGCTGTCGCTGAATCTATTGGCGTTACAAAAGCAACTGTAAGCAAGTGGGAAAAAGGCGATATAGCTAATATGAAAAGAGACAAAATCGCTTTATTAGCAAAAGTTCTTAAAGTTAGCCCTTTAAGCATTTTGGGATTAGAAGATGTTAGTGATAGTGATCGAGTGATGATTCCTATATTAGGAACAATAATGTGTGGTGAACCAATTTTAGCGGAAGAGAATATCGAAGGTTATAGAGAAGAGATTGCTGCCTTTTTCCCATCTGGTGAATTATTCTTTCTTAAAACAAAAGGTGACAGCATGGAACCTACAGTGCCTGAGAAAAGCTATGTTTTACTAAGAAAACAAGAAGATGTCGAAGATGGCGAAATAGCTGCAGTCATAGTTAATGGGGATAATGAAGCAACATTAAAACGAGTAAAAAGACAAAATGGAATAGTTATGCTTATTGCAGATAACAAAGATTATAGTCCAATATTGATTACCCCTGAAAACCCCGCTCGTATTATTGGTAAAGCTGTTAAAGTTAGTTTCGATCTATAAAAAATCCCCTACCAAAGTTGCGACTTCGATAAGGGATCAGTATATTATGCATATTAATTATATCAAAAAAGAGGTGAAAATAATGGCAAAAATTAAATGTCCTAAATGTAGAAGTACCGATGTTGAGTTTATGAGCAATAATAGAAAAGGTTTTTCAGCTGGAAAAGCAGCGGCTGGTGCTGTGCTGACTGGTGGTATTGGTCTGTTAGCTGGTTTGGCCGGAAAAAAAGGTAAAAATGAATTCTTCTGCAGGAAATGTAACAATACTTTTTTGCATAAATAAAAAAACACGCTCCTCCGACCAAGAAAGCGCGTGTTTAAAATAAGGCAATAGCTTATTTAGCTATGCCTATTATACTAAATAATAGGATGTGATTCAACTTGCAACGAGTAGCGATTTATATGCGTGTATCAACTGATCAGCAAGCGAAACATGGTGACAGTTTAAGAGAACAACAAGAAACATTGGATGAATACATTAAGCAAAATAAAAATCTCAAAGTTGTAGATAAGTATATTGATGGCGGTATATCAGGCCAGAAATTAAATAGAGATGAATTCCAGCGATTACTCGATGACGTGAAAAATGATCAAATAGATCTAATACTTTTTACGAAGTTAGATCGCTGGTTTCGTAATTTGAGGCACTATTTAAACACTCAAGAAATATTGGAAAAACACAATGTTTCATGGAATGCCGTGTCTCAACAATATTACGATACAACTACAGCGTATGGGAGAACTTTTATCGCACAAGTGATGAGTTTTGCTGAATTGGAGGCACAAATGACTTCAGAAAGAATTAAGTCTGTTTTTTCCAACAAAATCCAACAAGGTGAAGTTGTTAGTGGGAAAGTCCCTTTAGGCTATAAGATTGAAAACAAAAGATTAGTTCCAACTCCTGATAAGGATATTGTGATAGATTTATTTGATTATTATGTTCGAGTTGGATCTTTGAGAAAAACAACAACTTATCTAGAGGAAAAACATGGAATAGTTCGAGATTATCAAAGTGTTCGAAAACTTTTAACCAATGAAAAATACATCGGCAAACTTCGAAATAATCCAAACTATTGCGAGCCTATTATCGACAAAGATGTTTTTGAAACAGTTCAACTAAGGCTATCTCAAAATGTAAAAACTAGCGGTTCACACGATTATATTTTTAGGGGACTTGTTCGATGTGCAGATTGTAATGGCAGCATGTCTTGTTCAACTTTAAAATCAAAGTATATAAAAAAGACAGACGGAGAAGTATCATATTACATTCGGTCTTGTTACAGATGTACCAGACGAAGGAACAACCCTACAAGATGCAAAAATAAAAAGACTTACTATGAGCGAGCTTTAGAACGTTATTTGCTAGATAACATACAAACGAATATTGCCATGCATGTACGAACATTGAAAAAAGAAGTAACAAAGAAAGACTCTGTAAAAAGAAAAAAAGATGCTCTTTTCGTAAAAATCGAAAGATTAAAAAAAGCCTATCTTAACGAAATCATTGAGTTAGATGAATATAAACGAGATAGAGAAATGTTGGAAAACGAAATAGCTAGTTTAAAAGAGCCGAAAATCAATAAAAACATAGCTCCTTTAAAAAAAGTTTTGAGCGATGACTTCTTTGAAAAATACGAAAAAGCTTCAATTAATCAAAAAAATGAGTTATGGCGTTCAATAATAGAATCAATAGAGGTTAGTGTAGATGGAAATATCACTATTAATTTCTTGCCATAA